GGCGTTCAGCATCGTCGTCGCCGCGCCGAAGATGCCGGCGAACATCGCCTGCTTGGCCTGCCGGTCGAAGTTGGCCGCGTCGACCCGGTAGGTGGTGGCGTCGCGCACGGCACCGTAGCGTGTAAGCAGCGCATCGACTTCGCCGCGCGCCGCCGTGTTGGCGGCGAGCACCACCGGCGAGCCGACGGACGGGTCCAGTCCGCTCGACGCGAAGTAGCTCTGCTGACCACCGAGAACACCGGCGACATCGCGACGGACTTCCTGTTCCTGGTAGGCACCCTGGGCCAGCGCAAGGTCGGCGTTCTGGCGCGCCAGCTGCGCCTGCATCTTGGCCGTCTTCGAGTTCTCGATTCCGGTCATGATCTGCCCGGCCCCCGACAACAGCGCTCCGCCGATCATCAGCGCTTCCATGCACATCAGCCGCCTCCGAGGTTGAGCTTGAGGTCGGGCGAGAGGCCGATCAGGGTGAATGGCAACGCACCATCGCAGACGAGTTCGATCGAGAGCTCCTCGCCCTCGGGGGCTTCTGCCGTGACCCAGACACCACCGGTCTTGAGCGCTACAGCCTTGTCGGGCTCGCCGGCCCAGGGGACGACGATCGGCTCAGGCGGTCCGCCATTGACCGAAATGGCGCCGCCGGCGCTCTCGTACATCTCGACGTAGACGTGCCGGGCTTCCTTGGGCTCGCCTTTCGACGAACCCTGCTGGGTCATCATCTCGAACGGCAACGTCTTGGCTCGCGCGACGATCGGCAGCCCGACCACGGCATGTCGGGCGGCACGCGTCAGGGTGATCTTGCCGGCCGTCACGGTGGGGCGGTCCTTGCGCTCGCCGCCATCGGCGAAGACGACGACGGTCTCACCTTCGAGGTGGTCGAGCCCGGATAGCGTGGTGACCGGCGGCCCCGCATATTCGAGACCGCTGTCGACGAACCAGGCGCCGGCCGCCCTGAGATCGTCGGGGTCTTCGGCGTCGAAGAACACCTGAAGGATCTCCAGATAGCGCCGCGTCTCACCGGCGATCTCGCGGCGGACGATCATCCAGAGCTCGTGAACCGTCGTGTCGGCGGAGCGGATCGCCGTGACGTCCTCGACCACGCCGTTCCTGAAGATCTGTCTTTGCCAGCCTACGACCTTCTCGGAAGGCATCCAGGTCAGCGTGCCGAACCGGCCGTTGGCAAGCCGCACCCAGACGGTGCGGTGCGGGTCGCGCTGGTAGGCAAAGCCCATGGCGCCGGGTTTCAGGATGTGGCCGGCGTAGAGGCTCGGCTCGACGGTCGAGAGCTTCTCGGTGAGGCGGTCGACCTCGGTGAAGTGCAGTCGCCGCCGGCTGGAACCGATGAACAGCACGCCGCCATCGACCATCAGCGGGATCTGCCAGGCCGAGCCCTCGGAGCCATCGGGAAGCGCCCGGATCTTCGAGGGATCGCTGAGCGGGTCGGTGGCCGAGGAACCCCGGATCTGCCATTCGCCATCGGCGGTGCCGGCGACGACGCCGCCGGCGGGAATGGCCCACTGGATGTCGACCAGCGAGCCGTCGGGCGAGGCGAGCCGCCCTGAGAGCGATGTCGCCGGAGTGTCGTCGACGTCGAACGAGAAGTAGTCGGCCGCGTAGGTGAGCCACCATTCATCGCCTCGCGACCAGAACATGCGCTGATCGATCTTGCGCACGGTGTCTGGCCAGCCGCGCACGTCGGACCAGGCCGCTTCGAACCATCGATAGGTCGGCGCGGTAAAGAGCGTCGACGGGATCGCGGCATAGGCCGTGACCGTGGCGACGGTCGCCGAGACGACGTCCGTTATCCGGACGTGGCATTTACCGTTGTGGAGAAACTTCCACCGGGCCTTGCCGTTGCCGGACGTCACCTCCCCCTCGGTATGCGTCGGGGCGTTGGCGCCGGAGTTGATCGGCCCGTTGGTGCATTCGTAGACGTTGCCGCCGAACCGCCGCTGGGCACCCTTGGCGACGTTGTCCTCAAGCGCCAGCCAGGCCGGAACGCTGTCGAGGGTCGATTCGTCGATGCGCCAGAGCGAGCCGACGTGCCCCGCCTGGAAGGTCGCCTTGCTCGCCGTGACCGTGAAGCTCGTGTCTGAGAGAGCCGAACAGGTGAACGTCCACGTCCTGTCGAGGTTCTGGAGCCGGTAAGGGCCGAAGCTCTGTTCGTAGGCTGCAAGGCTCCAATTGGTCGGGCCGTTCCGGACCAGTTGCCGGGGCGCGTGCCCCTTGCAGCCGAGGAACACGACGTCGACGCTCTGGGCATAGCGGATGTTGGCGAGATCGGCCTCGCCGTAGGGCAGGCCTGCGAGTGCGTAAGGGGCGCCGCCGGTGGTGAGGTAGCCAGTGAGACGGGCGATCCGCATCGTCCCGGCGTTGATCACCAGCACCGCCTGGTCGTCGTTGCCGGCCTTGAACGGAACGAGGAGGCCACGCTGGCTTTCGTCCAGGAGCTGCTCGGCGAAGCGGGTTCCCGGTCGGCGCGTGATGCCGCGCTGAGCGACGCCGACGAAGTTCTCGATCAGGGCAAGCCCGGTCTGCGACTTCTCAAGGTCGTAGGCGGCGCGAAGCAGCGGCGTCAGTTCGCCACCGGCGAAGGAGATCTTGTCGACGATCATCGGCGCCTCGCGGTGACCCAGGACGTCGTCCGGCTGATCTGAGACGGCGCGCGCTCGCGGGCGTCGTTGCGGCGCGCCTCGGGCAGCATCTCGGCCGCGACCTGGTGGGCACGGTTGGCGGCGCTTCCCGAGCGCGTGCACTGGGGTGCGCTCGCCTCGGCGAGCTGCTGGACGAAGATAAGAGTGAACTCCGGGTTCCAGCGCACCGGATCGACGACGCGGCGGGTGAACTGAACGACCGGCGCCTCGGCCACCGTGTCGAGATAGTCGACAAGCGGGCCGTCGGCGGTGCCGGCCGCCGTCACCGCCCATTCGTCGGCTTCGAGACCGAGAACGGCGCGCACGACGAGGCAGTCCTCGGGCAACAGGTAGCGGAAGGCGTGGGGCTTGTCGGCGGCGACGCCGGCAAGGGAAAGCGTCGCCTGGGCGGAGGCGAAGTTCCAGTCGGTCTTCTTGAGAAGCGCATCCCGGAGCGTGCCGAAATGCCGTTTCACCACCCGTGCCGCCGTTCGCGCCTCGTCGAAGGAGCTCAGGGCCTGAACTCCGATCAGGGAGAGCGCGGCATTGGCGGCGTCGAGTTCGGTTGCGATCGGCGGCAGGGCCATGGTGTCACCTCAGCGGAGATCGACGAACGGCAGCACGAAATGCACCGTGCCGCCGCCGGTGACGGCGGTGTTGCAGAGGAAGGCAAGGTCGAGCTCGCGCGCCGGGTCGGTCGGATATCCCGCAAGCTGCCAGACGCGCTTGGCGAGATCGGCGGCAGCCACGGACAGAAGCGAGTTCTTGGTCCCCGCCGCCACGAAGGTCTGGGCGTTGATCAGCGCGTTGGCCGCATTGGCGCCGGGCGCGCCGTCGAAGCCGAGGGACCCCGAGGTGAGGCCGGCGATCGCCTCGTGCGTGACGAGACCGGTCGGCAAGAGGATCGCCGAAGACGCGATCTTGCCGAGGAAGACCTTGCTGCCGGCATCGTCGCCGCCGGCGAGCGGGAAGGAACCGGTGATGACGCGGGTCGGATTGCCGCGATAGATGGCGAGCGGCTGCTTGAAGGTGCTCGGGTCGGGATAGCCCTGAGCGAACTTGATGTTGACGGACATGGCCGCCTCCTGAAGTCACGAGATGGGGGATGGTTGCCGCCGACCGGCCGGACGGCGGCGGGAAGCCGTCAGGGCTCCAGGCAGTCGATGAAGATGAGCTTGCCGTTCTCGCCGCGCGTGGCGCCGAACCACTCTTCCATGTAGGCCTGCACCCGGAACTTCTTCTGCGGGTTCCGCTCCATCTGCGTCTGGAGCGGATCGAACTCGGCGTAGTGCATGCCGGACTTCACCCAGAGCGGACAGCGCCGCTGCTTGGCCGTGCCGTTGGTCGGCAGGTTCTGGTCGCGCACGAAATTGATGCCGGCGAAGCTCACCACCTGCTGGCGGGCCGTATCGAGGACCGCCTTCTCGCGGTAGTCCTTCGAGGTGTACTGCAGGAGGTTGTAGAGCTGGTTTTCCTGCTTGGCGCCGATCGCCATGGCGATGACGTCGCGCTCCATGTCGACTTCGTTGGCGGCGAGGAGCGTGACGGCGTAGTTGAGCTTCTCGATGGTGATGCCGGAATTCGCCGCCGCGCCGCTCGCCACGTAGTTGACCGGCACGAAGTTGTAGTCGGCGGTGAGCGTCAGCGCTTCCGAGGCGGTGCCGTCCAGGCCGACCAGGCGCGGGCCGTAGAACGACTGGCGAAGGATCGAATCCTCACCGCGCGCGATGGCGGCGGCGCCGGTCTGGACGTAGGTCGAGGTATAGTCGGTCATGTTCTTGACCGCGTCTTCCTTCTCGACCAGCTTGCCCCATTCGAGCTGGCGGGGCTTCATCCAGGTGTCTTCGAGGCTGCCTTCGATGGCCGGCGTATCGCCGCCACGGGCGCCGTCGATGATCGCCGTCTCGGCGCCGACGACCTCGATGGCGAGCGCCACGCGCCCCTTGAGGTTGGGCTGGTAGGTGAAGTAGTCGCGGTAACGGGAACGCTTCTGCTGAAGAGCGAGCGTGACGTTTTCCTGATAGCCGACGCGCTGCGCGTCGGTGATGGGACCGAAGGCCATGGCCGTCGTCTCCGTGCGAAAGGAACGCTGATGAGGGGTTCGTTTCGGCGAAGGTGCGGCTGATCACCCTTTCGGGCTCTGGCGGGCGACGCCTGTCGTTTTACGCCTGCGGTCGGCGGACGCTCTGACGGTGCGTCTCCGGACGGGCAAGGGGCACGGACCCAAGGTGCGGTCAATTATCGGCGCGGGAGTCCGCGTCGCCGTAACAAGCGTTGATACCAAACCCATTCGAATACGACAATCGGGTCTGAGTTCGCACTAACTTGAAACAGCAACCTAAAGCAGCATCAAAGTCGGGCAGGAGCTGTGCTAATCGACCGACAGCTACGAGCACCATAGAGCCACAACTAGTAAACCGGTTGGAAACGACTTACACTTAAAGCTGGTACCATGAGAGATATGAGCGAAAGAGTCCCGTAATGACCAACTCAGAACAGTTCTCCGAAATGGTAGGAAGCGCCAATGGCAGCACCAAGCCATTAGCTAACTCTCTTCGCATTCAAAATTTCGCGCATATCAGCGACGTAGACATAGCGTTCGGAGATCTCACCATTCTTGTAGGTCCTCAAGGCTCCGGAAAAAGCCTAGCATTACAATGGCTTAAAGTAGCCCTAGATGGGCGGCAAATAGTGAGCGCTTTGCGCGATGCCGGTCATCAAACTGAAAAACCAGAAGTATTAATAGATCTCATTTTTGGCACTGGGATGGGAAGCGGATGGAACGAACTCCAAACAAAGATCACGATTGACAAATCAGTCATAAATAGAGTCGGAATCGCAAAAAGAGGGAGTAAAAATGGTCAACTGTTCTTTATTCCCGCCCACCGTGCCATGCTGATAAGCGACGGATGGGCATCTCCATTCCAGCGACTGACGCCAGAGGTACCAGTAGTCGCACGCCTGTTCAGTCAAAACTTGTTTGAAACATTTAACCAAAAGGATGCAGGAACTCTATTTCCCGTCCAAAAGCTGCTAAAGCGATCAATTAGAGAGAAAATAGATGCAGCAATTTTTCATGGTGGCCAAGTTGGCATCGAAGATGACGCGCAACAACACGCCAGAAGGCTTAGACTAATACATGGTGATATTAAACTTCCATTCATGACTTGGACAGCAGGTCAGCGTGAATTCACGCCGTTATTGCTTGGTCTTTATAATTTACTCCCGCGGACAAGACGGACCAAGGACGAAGGAGTCAGTTGGGTTGTGATTGAAGAACCAGAGATGGGGCTTCATCCGCAGGCCATTACTGCATTTTTGCTTCTCGTTCTCGAACTGATGGCACGAGGCTACCGTGTAATACTTTCAACGCATTCCCCCCATGTCCTCGCAATGTCATGGCTTATGAGACGGCTCATTTACTATGATGCGCCTAAGAGTCTACTATGCAAGGCATTCAATATCGGACCAACGACAATGGGAGACGTTCCATCTGCTTGCCTTAAGAAAGACTACCGCGCCTATATGTTTGACTTTGACGAGGATGGCAGAGTTACATCCCACGACATTACTGAACTCGACCCTGATTCTAGCGACGAGCGAGTCGCGGGGTGGGGCGGATTGACCAGTTATTCGTCGGACTTTGCTAACGCGGTTCGTGAAGCGGCGAATAGGAGTCAGCGGTGAGCAAGCAAGGAAGAGCGCCCACAAAGATGAAGCCGATAATTCGCGCAGCGCTTACCAATCCCTCCCCCTTAAAAAAACTCATTAAGGAAGGCTTAGGAGCCGTTGAAAATAGCCACAAGAAATATTTTGATGACGATATCAGGGACCTCTTTTCAGACAGTATAGATATCGATAAAGCATTCCTTGTTGGCCACGAGAGCGAGAACAGATGGGACTATCTATTAGGCTACACCGAGAACTCCAGCATCATCGGCGTTGAACCACACTCAGCAAAGACGCAAGAAATTTCAACTGTTTGCAAAAAGGCAGAGTCGGCAAAAGAACAACTTCGAGGGCATCTGAAGCCAGGGAAACATGTAAAGAAATGGTTGTGGGTTGCATCAAAGAAGGTTGAGTTTTTGGACATGGAGAAAGCGATGTTCTCCCTCGCAAATCACGGAGTATACTTTTGCGGATGCAAAGTAAAACGTAAAGACCTAATATAGACTACTCACATACATGATTTTGGGGGACACAGGTGCAGCTATGTCCCCTTTAGAGCGACTACCCCTTCGCGATGAGCTCCAGCAGCCTCTGCCTCGCTGCCTTGGCCGCCTGATGCGCCGGGTGGGTGGCGTCGCCCAAGGCGACGACATGTCCGGCGTCGGCGTTGAGACGCTGAAGCTCGGCCTTGGCGCCGGCGGCCGACAGGGTGCCGCTGGCCGGTGCGCCGGGATCACGGAGCCGGTCTTCGCCCATCATCGACCCGATCTTGTGGAACAGCTTGACCAGCCCGGCCGAGCCCATGACCTTTTCGAGAGCCGAACTGTCGTCGATCGGAACGCCGAGGCTGCGGGCGGCGCGCTGCGCCAGTTCGCGGTTCTTCGCCGCGTCGGCTCCCCACTCCTGATCGAGCGTAGCGGAGAGATCAGCAGCCGCCTTGGCGCCATCGGCGCCGATCTGCTCATAGGTTCCCTTGATGTAGCCGAGAACGTCGCCGAGGATGGACTTCGCCTGCGCCGCCGGCACGCGCGCCTTATGGGCGGCGTCGACGAACGCCTGCTCGAAGGCGTCGTTGTACTCGGGGAAGCCCTTGCGGATGTCCTCAGGCGCCGACACAGCGTAGGCCTTGCGGTCTTCGGTCCAGCCGAGATCCTTCCAGCCATCCCACTCGCCGAGTTTACCCTCGGCCGGCCGCTGGAGCACGTTGCGATCGCGGGCGACGTGGTCGGCATGCATGCCGGACTTCAGCGCCGTGGCAACGTCGGCGAACTTCTTGTCGGAGATCCACTTGGTGGTGTCGGCATCGAGCCCTTGAAGCGAGGCGTACCAGGGATCGCCGCCCTCGGCCGGCGGATTGGCGGGCGGGGCCGCCGGCGGGTCGCCGGCGTCGGCGGGTGGGTTCGCCGGCGGGGTGTTCGCGGGCGGGTTGGCGTTGTTCGGGAGGTCGGTCTCACCGCTCATCTCGGGCTTCCTTTTCGTTCCGCTCCAGCCAGTTCCAAAGCGTGGCCGGGCTTTCGTTGGCGATCTTGATGATTTCGAGCGCGAGCTGCCTTCGTCCCTCGGCGACGGCAGACGAGTAGGGGTCGCCCGGCACGTGGCTGGTCGTCCAGACACCGCCGCGCAAGGCGAGATCGGCCAGGAACAGCTTCTGTTCGCCGACCGTCATGTATTCCTGCAAAAGCCGGATGCGGTTCTCCCGCTGCCGCCAAACGGACTTCCACCACCGAATGGCGTTGCCGATCATCGGTCTCCTCCTTTGCCGGCGCGCTCGCCGGAGAGCGTTGCCGCCTGGGCGGCGTGCGCCGCCTCGGCCGCGATGGTGACGGCCTGGCCAGTCTGGTCGAGCATCTGCTGTTGGGCGACCTGTCCCTGCCGGGCCTTGCGAAGCTCGGCAACGGCGTTTGCATCGCGCATCGCCTGCGGCGCGGCGCCATAGGCGTCGTGCAGCACGGCTGCGGAGCCGTCGAAGTCGATGTTGTCCATCGCCGTCGGGTCGAACTGGGCGAGCTGCCCGACCGCCTGAAGCCATTGCAGCGTGGCCCGGCCGAGGCCGGCCTTCATCGCTTTGGCGAGCGGCGAGACGTATTCGATCGACAACATCCGCCCCCGGAGTTCGGGCGGAATCGGATCGATCTGGCCGGCGCGGGCGAGGATCTGGTAGCGCCGGGCGATGAACGGGCTTAGGCCGTAGGTCTGGATGCGGACGAGGTTCGGACCCATCAGGCGGAGCTTCTCCTCCTGGAAACCGAGGAACTCGGTCGCCGTCATCTGCGGCCGGTTCACCAGCTGCATCAGGCCGAAGTAGAAGGCCTCGCGGATGGCGTTCCGCCGCTGCTCCGATTGCTGCATCGAAAGACGCACGTCCTCGCCGCGCGTCAGGTGATCCATCAGCCGTTTGCCCTGGTCGTTCATGGTGCCGTAGAGCACGGCGTTCGGCGCGATGTCGGCGGCGGTGAGGATGCTTTCGTCATGCACCATCACCGGCGGCTCGGCCGCATACTGCGCCGCGACGATGTGGCTGCGCTCCATCTCCTGAAGCATCGCCGCGTCGGCCTTGGCGATGTGGCCTGGGCCGGTCGGGTAGGCACGGCCCGGCCGGCGGTTCCACTGCGGAACGAAGAACGGAAACTCGTGATAGCCGGCCGTCCGTTGCCAGCCCTTGATGTCGGGCGAGCAATAGACGGACAGGAAGCGCTTACCCTCCGGGCCGAGGCGACCCGGCCGGTAATCGGGGTTGGGTGCGACGGCGTGGACGAGGAGATAGCTGCGCACGTCGTCGAGCTCGGACGGCGCCTCCTCGCCGAAGCGCTGGCGGAGCTGACGCCCGTTGAGGAGGTACTTCCGGTGCAGCGTGTCGACCATGCCGAAGGCGTCGACGCCGAGATAGCACTGGCCGATCGGCAACACCCGGTCGATGATGCGCTGGTTGCCAATGTCCTCCTCCGAGGACATGACCGAGAAGCCCCAGGCGCCGACGTCGGCGAACCAGGCGGGCGCTTCGGCGTAGAAGCTGGAGACCGCTGGCGACAGCGAAGCCGTGACCCTCGACGTGGTCGAGTTGAGCCAGCCCTTGACCGAGCCCCAGCGATCGAGGTCCGGATCGCCGGTGGAAACGCCGAACCACTGATCCATCGGGTTCGTCGCCTGGGTGAACATGCCACCGGCGTAGGCGTCGAGGGCATAGAGCTGGGTGCTGTCGAAGAGCTCGTCGTAGGCGGGCTTGCGCTTGGCGTCGCCGGCGGTGACGCCGACCTGGTCGGGTCGCATCAAGCGGGCGATCTCTTCCCATTCGGCTTCCTCGGGCCGGCGATCGGCTTCGAGTTCTTCCTGGCGGGCGAGTACGGCAGAGGTGTCGGGCATGTCGCCTCACTGACCGAGAAGGGCCTTGCTGGCCGGATTGACCGTCGCAAAGGTCGAAGGGGAGAAGATCGTCGAAGCGAGGCCACGCAGGCCGGCAAGCTTCTGTTGCTGGCGTTCGGCCGCCTGTCGCGCCTGCTCGCCATCCTTGCCGGCCTGAAGCGTCGCCTCGAGCTGGGCATTGGCTTTCTGCTGAGCGGCGAGAGCATCCTTCATGCCCCCGTCACCGAAGGAAAGGCACATGGGTCAATCTCCTGCATCGTCGGGGGCGGCGAACTCCGGGTCGGGGTTGAGCCAAGCGTAGGTCATGAAGGCCTCGCCATGCTTGCCGACCAGCGGATGCCGTCCCTCGGGCCGGAAGCCGAGGCGTTCCAGCCAGTTGCGAGCGACTGTGTGACCCTCCCAGCAGCGACATTCGGCTCTGTTCACCAGCGTCTTCAGCACCCGTCCGATGCCGTCCCTCATGGCCCACCTGGTGGCGGCGAGCGCGATCTCTCCCCAACGGTCGGTCGCCACCATGTAGACGCTGGCGACGCGCGGCGAGGTGAGGCCGCCACCGACCAGCGCCACCGCGTGCCCGGCCGAGGTCGCAAGGCAGAGATCTCCGACCCGGTTGGCGCGGCTCGCGATCATCGCCTCGGCGATCGAGGTCGAGTTGCCCTCGAAGCGTACGGCGTCGATCTCGACCAGGTCGCGGGTCCGGAGAGCGTGGATGATCTCGAAAATGTCGTCGTCGTCGGCATAGCGGACAATCATCGCGTCCTCCGGAGCGGGTTGTAGCGTTCGCCCTGCCCGCGCGCTTCGGAGCGGCGCCGGCGTCTCTCGGCGGCGATCTCCGAACGACGCCGGCGAGCCTCGGCCGAGCCCAGCAGCAGGCAGCCGTACTGCAAGCCATCGTGGGCGTGGCTGTCGAAGCTCTTGCCGACCGAAGAAACGTCGTCGGAACCGGCGAGCTTGCGATACTGGTAGGTCTGGTTGAAGCCGCGCCGGAGCCCTTTGCACGAGGGATCGAGCAGGAAGCCGGGCCTGCCGTTGTCGAGCGTGCGCGTCAGCGGCTCCCGGACGGCCTCCCACCGGGCGTCCGGCTCGTTGGTGCTCGCAAGCTGGACTTTCATGCCGAGTGCCGCGGCGAGCCGAGACCTGGCCGAACCGTCCTCGGTATCCTCGCCCGACCCCATCGCGGGATCGCAGACGACGACGAACTCGCAGCCCGGAAAGCGCCGCGCCATCAGGGCCAGCATTTCCCGGGCGAGCGAGCTCTCCGAGGCATGCGTGCAGGCGATCTCGGCGAGTACGACTACCTGGCCGTCGGGCCGCTCCTGAAGGAACACGGCCGCCGGCGTCAGCCCGCCGTCGATGCCGACGATGATCGGCAGTTCGCGGAAATGGTCGAGCGTCACCGGGGACATGTGGAGTTCGTCGTTGAACTCCGGATAGACGACCGAAATGCCGCGCGTGAAGCCCGGCAGGCTCATGATGAACTTGCGGATCCACCAGGGACGGTGAGCGTTGAGCTTGGCTTGCTGGAGCCAGTAGCCGGCGCCCATCGCCTTGAGGTTCTCGGCGTTGGACGCGAAGCCCGACGGTTGCTTGTAGAGCCGGTAGCCGGGCTTCAGATCCTCGAAGAAATCGCGGTAGACCCAGTCGGTGACGCTCGGGGCGTTCATGTCGCCGTAGATGCGCCCGCCCCGGCCGATCAGTTCGCGCGCCGGGTCGCGGCCGACGCGGCCGACCAGCATCGTGAACAGGTCTTCCGGCAACGTGTCCATCTCGTTGAGCCAGACGTCGGTGTATTCGAGGCCCTTGAGGTCGTCGGGGTTCGCCTCGTCGCCGAAGGCGCGGAAGCGGGCGACCAGCTCGATCGGTCCCCACCGGTCTTCGAAGCGGATGGTGTGTTCGGCGGCGCGCGGCTTGGCGCCCTTCCAGCTTCCGAGGCTCTGCGGCAGGAGCTTCCACCAGCTCGGGATGGTCGCGTCCCAAAGGTTGTCGTACTTCTGGCGCCAGACGCCGAGCACGTAGCGGCGCATCGGCCGCTTCTGTTCGTCGACGATTGTCGGCCGGATGCGGGTCGCCTCCAGGATCGCTTTCTTGACGCTGCCGGTGGTCTTGGCCGAGCCCATGGGGCCGACGATGCCGATGACGTCCTCGGTCGCCATGATGTAGGCGTCCGACACCGGGCCGGCCGACGAGAAGATGTCCGGTACCTGCGCCTTGAGCACGTCGCCCAGCGACCCGAAATCGGTCTGGTTGATGGCGTTCATCGCCCGCCTCCCCAGTCCCCGGCGCCCCGGCACCCCGAACCCGACGCGCGGCCGAACTCGTCTCGCGAACCGGACAGGGCGAAGCCGGAAGGCCGGACAATCCTTGCCGAGGGGTCGCAGGACATTCGGCGCGCGGCGCCCAGGGGGTGGGGGTGGCGGTACCCCGGGGGGGTGGGTCCGGCCTTTTCCGTCCGCGCGACGGGCGCGAGGCGCGCCGCTCGGCCAACTGTCTCGATAGGGTGTTCCAAGGCGCCGACCTGTCTCATTTGCCGCCTTCCGACCCATTTGAGACGGGTTTCGCTGTCTCGCCGTCCTGCCCCGTTGGCGTATACCCAAGCGAGACGGCTCCCACTCCCGGCTCCGAAGCCGGACTGGTTACGCCGAGCACCTCGCCGTCGATGTACTCCCACGGTGGACGGTCAGGACCGACGCCCGAGGAAGCTCCGCCGCCGAACACCATGTTGATGGTCGGCACGGCGTTGCCGGCCTCGTCGGTGGCCGCGAGGTTGGGCAGCACGATGCCCTGAAGGCTGTTGGCGATCGCCAGCTGCCGGTCGAAGGCCTCGGCCTTCTTGCATCCGAGGTAGTCGGCGAGCTGCTCCACCGTCATGGTGAGCCAGGAGATCTTCCAGATGACCGGGTTCTTGCCGTGAGCGAGCACGTATTCGCGGAGCTGCCGCGTCGAGACGTTGAGCGCGCCCTTCGGCCGGCCGGCCTTGCGTTCCCGCTCCTCGGCCTGGGCGAGGATCTCGCGCCGCTTGGCTTCGTCGGGGATCGGCGGCGCGAAGAAGCCGAGCTGCTCGCCCTCGGCGGCAGCCTTCTCCTCGGCGATCTCGCCGGCGAGCCGCCGCGCAATCTCCTTCTGAACACCCCTCTTGCCGCTGTTCTGGTCAGCCATGGAGGCCTCCAGACAGGCAAGAGCTTGATATTTCGGGATATTTTATCGTCCGGCGACGGCTGCAACAGCAACCATCGAGCGAGTGTTGCAAAGCGATTTTTCTAATATATTGATATATATATCTATTTTCTAATCTAGCAACCTTGCAACACTCGCAACGCCCTACGCGCGCGTATAGCATCTTGCGTGACGTCGAATGCAGACGCGTATCAGAGGTTTCCATATGCGCGCGCGACCCCGTTGCAGGCGTTGCAGCGTCGCCGGATCGGCATTTCCTCTTTCGCATCAGTAGCTTAAAAACAAGCCCTTCAGAATTAAGTGTTGCAGAAAGTGTTGCAAGTCGCCGGAAGTGTCGCCGCTTCCTGAATTCATCAGCGAAATGAATGGCTTGCCCGGACCCGCCCGCCGCGTCGGCCATCTTCGCGTTCATTCCTGCCTGATCAGCACCCAGCCGTGCCGATGAGAGCGCGCGCTCTCTATGTCCGTTCACCGGGTCAAGGGAACGGGAAGAAAGCCCGGTATTCCGCCATTCTCGTCGTCGCATCATGGCTTTCGCCTCACCTGTCGAGCTGGAGGAAGGTTCGCGCCGGGATCGACCAGCCGCGACCACCGAGGGCGCGGGAGTTGACCGGAGAAGCCCCGAGACGCTTCATCGCCTGAGCCCATCCGCCGATCGTGCCAGGCAGGCCGTACCAGGTGGTGCCGTCGAAGATGCGCCTGAGGCCCTCGTTCTGGTTCGGCATCGACACCGTCGTCGGTGGCTCGTTGGCGCTGTGCCACTTCTGAGGCTGTGCTTTGTCTGGCCGCCCTGAGACGAAGACGCCATGCGCCCTGAGCGCATCGCGTGCTTGGAGAGGTGTGCATGCCGCCTCCCGTTCGTCCCAGGAGCCGCCGACGGCGGCGAGGACAAGTTCCTCGATGGTCATCCGGGTTCCGCCGCGGAACACGTCGAGCGGGACGCTGAGTATGTGATTGAGCATAGCCGAGGCGTTACTCACTTCCGCTTTCCCTTCTCCGCCTTTGACGGCGTGCAGGGCGTCGGCGAGCATCGAGCGCATATCCGAGGGACACACCTCGTCGCCGCGCATCAGGTCGAGAAGCGCCAGCACCGTCCCGTAGACGTCCTGGCCGCGTGCCGTGTGCCCGCCGGCGGCGAGCGCCTGGCGGTAAACGGCGAGCGTCTCGGGCCACCGGGACCATTGCCCGATGATGCGCGCCTTGAGCATCGCGCCCCACAGTCGGAGCTGTTTGACGTCCATCACCAGCGGCGGCCGGTCGCCGAGCGGCTGGAGCTCCAGCACCACGAAGCGGTTGACGTCCTGGCCGAGGAGCGGCGGGATGATGATCGAGCCGAACAGGAAGACCGACTGCGCAAGGAAGGCGTTGGCGGTGTGGTCGGAAGAGCCACGGAGCACGAGGCCACCCTTGGCGGCGACGCGGGCGAGCTTGACCAGCTTCTGCACGCGGTCGGACGTCGGGTCCGGCTCGCTTTCATCGAGAAGGATGGGCCGCGTCGAGAAGCCGAGCTCCGACCAGATGCCAGCGGCCGTCGGGTCGGTGGAGGTGACGAGAGTATCCGGCCCGTAGAGGTGTTCGAGGAGTTCGAGCAGCGTCGATTTGCCGTCGCCGCTGTCGCCGGTGATCCAGCCGTGCGGGCGCCACTTGAGCGCCCCACCCATGAAGCCGGCCGCCCATAATCCGAGCGCCAGCATCGAGCCGAGCCGGTGGCCGCTCCCGTCATGATCGATGAGCGTCCCGGTCTCGTCGGTCTCGCTGGCCCAGTTCCAGCTGTCGAGCATCCGGAGCACCGGCTCGGTGCATTCCTTCGCCGGCGCCAGCGCCTCGGCCGGCCTGACGACGGGCTGCTGGGCCGAGTAAACCTTGTCGCCGTATAGGCCGGGTTTCTGCCATTCGCCGCCGATCCACACGGCATCGCCGACGTGCAGCACCAGGGCGCCGTCATCGTCGAGCCAGGCGCCGAGGCCACGCACCCGGCGCGTCTCGACGAACTTGCCGCGCGCGGCGGCGGCTGTCATCAGGCTTTCGCTCGCCTGGTCGACCTTCCAGCCGGTCTGCTGGCGCGTCGTCTCGTTGAACTTCGGGAACGTCGACCAGAAGAAATCGATCCGCTCCTCGGCGAGCGCCCTGAGGCCGTTGGCGTTGTGCTCGGCCGCTTTCAGAGACAGGATCTCGCCCGAGGGCTTGAGGTAGTAGTAGACGGCGCCGAGCTGACCGACCGGGATGATCGGGCATCCCTCGGGCAAGGGCTTGATCGGGTCTTTCCGGCGCTTCCAGCCGTCGTCCTCGGCTTCGTCGGCCGGCGGCGGCGAAGGTGGCAGATCGGGTTCGCCCTCGGCCGTTTTGCCTCGGCGCTTCGCCTTGCCCTTGGTCTTCGGGAACAGGATGGCCGTCATCTCGTCGTGCGAGATGCCCTCGGCTCGGCCAATCTTGCGCGCGAAGTCCTCGCCCTTCTTGCGGGCGAGGTTGCGGTAGTATTCGTCGCGAACAGCGATGTCCTTGCTGTCCGGCTTGGCCTCCTCGGCCGGCGTTGCCGGTGCGGCGGGTTCGCCGTCTTGTGGCGCCTGGTCGGCGCCCTCCGAGCTCGCCAGGAAGTCGGCCGAGGAGAAGGCATCGCGGATGCCCTTCAGCGGCGGCGGCGTGGTCATGCCACATCCCCTTTCATCGCCTCGCGGGCGGCGTCGCATTCGCTGCGGTACTCCGCCTCGGCGTAGGCCGTGAAATCCTTGAAGGTGCCGGGAGCCCAGACATCGCGAAGCGCGATGCCGCGCTGCTGTAGCCGCTCGGCGGCGCGCTCATAAGCCTCGACCGCTTCCGGCGGGTCGCCCCGGTGCCGGTGCCAGTAGATGCCGCCGATCTGCGGCGGCAGCTCGATGTTGCCGAGGTTCGACAGGCTGATGGCCGCGAACGTCCGCATCTCCGGCAGGGCGACGGCCATGGCGACGGCGTCCTCAATGCCCTCGCTGCCGGCGATCCACTCGCCGGCCGGCGCATCCTTGATCGGCTTGCCGCTGTCGCCGCGCCAGACGGGGATGATGCCGCCCCGGAACTCCGAATAGGCCTGCTTGGGGCTCCGGAGATCGGTCGCCTTGCGCATGCCGCCGGCGCCGTCCGGCTCGATGAAAGTCCGGTGGATCGAGACGTGTCCGAAGCCGATCCGGATGATCTGGCCGATCATCGCCGGCCGCGTCCGGCCCGTCGCCTGGTAGGTCTCGGGGCAGGCGAGCGAGGGATGGTAGCGGAGCGCGTTGAGCGCGCCCTTGCCGTCCTGGCGTGTCCGGAGCTGCCACACCGGCAGGCCTCGGCCGATCAGGTAGCGCTCGGCCGGCGAGCCGAACAGCGGTTCGGCTTCGAGGTAACGGCGCTTCGAGGCCCGCAACAGATCCGCCGCCCGCTTCGCCGCCCCGGCGCTGCGGCGCTGGCTGTTCGCCCTCGCCTTCCGCTCGGCGTCCTGGCGGTCCTCCTGGCTGAGCCGGGCGACGCCGAGCCAGTCGATGGCCCATTTGATCGCTTCGCTGACGTCGCCATTGCAGCCGGTCTTCGGCGCACGGGCGATCAGCGTCAGAAGGTCGCCGCCCTCCCCCGAACGGAAATCCTTGACCCAGCCCGCCTTGTTGCCGCGATAGCAGATGCGGAGCGCCTGGCCCTCGCCGCCGTCCCAGCCGTCGACGAGATAATTGGCGCCCTCGATCGAGGCCTCGGGGAAGAGATGGACGACGAGGCTCTCGACCCGGTCGAGCAGCCGTTCCTTGAGCGCATCGATGGAGATGACGTAGCTCATGCCGTCCCTCTCTCGCAGACGATGGCCTCGCGGAGCGCGGCATAGGCGGCGAACCAGGCGGAGCGCGTAGCCTCGCCCTGGGCGTTGGCATGCAGCACGGCAACGTCGATAACGACGACGAGATGATGGGCGGATGCCCCAATCGCCTCGCGCCGAAGCTGGGCAAGCTGATCGAAGGCCCGGAACCATCGCTTGTTGTCGCCACCTTCCGGCGCGCGAAAGCCGTTCACCGGATCGGTGGTGCGATCCGTGATGTCGAAGATGGCGGTCTGGAGCGTCACGACGCCCTCCCGAGGTGCCCGGCCGCACGGACGGCGCGGCCGGGCTGCGCTTGGGAGGGAATGCCGGCGGCGGTCGACGCCGGCCTCTCGCGGGCGCGCTTGTCCCCGCGAAAGCTCATGGCGGGCTCCCGATCGGGCGTCCCGCATTGCTCAAGCCGATCGAAGGCGGCAAGTAGCCGCTGCCACTTCGGCCAGGTGGGGCAGCTCTGGCCGTTCAGCCAGCGACTGATCGTACCGGTCCCGATCCCGGCTTCACGGGCAATTCGGTAGGGCGCAAGGCCGAGGGCCTTGCTCCGTCGCACCACCATCCCCATGTCGAAAGGGTTCTCCATGACTGGATTGGTAGAGTGATTTTCTCGGAAAGGTCAATACGAAACTTCGATCAACAGGCGCGCAGCGTTGGCGGCAATGCTGTAATACAACTGGATCGGAGTGGCATCATGACCGATAGGCGCCTCAACGACACGTACCTGTCCGCCCTCCGGCTCTGGATGAAGGGACATATCGATCGGCGCAAAATCTCCCTGAACGCCGTGGCAAAGGGCACCGATACCGGCATTGCCACGATCTCCCGCCTTATGTCGGAGGAAAACGCCACTTTACCGTCACTTCCGACCATCTTCGCCCTGGAGCGGTTCTTTGGCGATAAGTCGCCGGTGTTCGGCGGAGATTTCGAGTACTTCAGCAAAGACGAGGCTATGCCCGTCCCCGAGGACCACGCGCCAAACTTCAACCTTCATCAGGGGTTAGGGCTCTGGAAGATCACGTCTGGCGCGCTCGACGCGCTCGGCATTCAAAGCGGCGACTTCATGGCCGTCGACATGAGCGCCACGCCTCGCCACAACGACATTGTTCTGGCGGAAGTCAAAGACTGGGACCGACCTGAACCTTACGCAATTTTCCGCCGCTATGTCTCGCATCCCGTCCCGATGCTCCTCGCTCTTTCGACGAAAAAGGACTTTCCGAGTCAGATCATTGTCGATACTCGGAGCATCGCCATCTCTGGCGTAGCGGTCGGTTCCTATAAGCCCCTAAGGCACGATCTCTCCGACTGATCATATTTCGGGTTGAATTTGATCCAAACTTGGATCACCCTCTCTCTCGCTTGTTACGAGAGGGAACCCACTATGGCACCCGTAAAGACCCCCAAGACGGACGACGTCGCCCTTGGCGCTGCCATCCGCCAGCGTCGCATTCTGCTCGGACTGTCTCAGGAGAAGCTCGCCGATGAGATCGGCCTGACTTTCCAACAGGTCCAGAAATACGAAAAAGGCACGAACAGGGTGTCCTGGTCGCGCCTTGTCCAGATCTCGAAGGCTCTGAGCTGCTCGGTACCGCAGCTCATGCAGATGACAGACCCCGAAGCCAACGAGTTCGCCGGCATCGTCGATCCCGACATTCTCGCCGTCGTCAGGTCGATGCAGGCCACCTCGGCCGAGAAACGCACCACCATCCGCAAGCTCGCCTCCACGCTGGTGGAGGGCTGAGGCGATGGTGACCAAGCTCGAAATCACTTTCCCCTTCGAGGCCGACCTGCGCGACCCCGAGCGGATCGCACTGCTCGGCATCGCCGAGAAGCTCTGCAACCGCCACATGGACGCCCGGCCGACCGAACGGGCGTTCGTCCTGCGCACCGAGTACACGGAAGGCGGCTCGACCTACACCCTCGCCTGTGCCGTCGCCGGCGTGTCCGAATCCGGCGCGGTGCTCGCCGTCAAGCTGCCTCTCCTCGGAGAGGGCGCATGACGGACGAACTCCTCTCTCCCGAGACGACGACCGAGCTGGCGCACCTTTCGGTCGCCCTCCTCGGCGCCGCCGGCGCGCTGGCCGCGCTCGTCGTCTTCTCTGTCGGCGTCGCGACCGCCATCCACGTCCACCGGTCCAGGGCGGCGATCGCCCGGATGCACTTCGGAGAGATCGATGTTCGCACCCGCCGGTGACGCGATGCGGCTTGCTGCACCGGTGACGGCCGAGCCGTCGCCGGTGCAGCTCCGCTTCCTCGAAACCCTCGGCCGGCCCGGCCACGTCTGGCTGATCGACCGGACCGGACAGGCCAAGCGCAAGGGTGAACGCGCCTTCGAGCGCGTCACCGTCCAATCCTGCATCGAACGCGGCTGGGCCGAGCGCAAGCTCGTCTCCGGCTACTGGGCGCTGGTGCTGACGGGCAAGGGCGCCGATCGCGTCGAAGCCGCCAGGACGCGGCGGAAGGGAGGCTCATGATGCCGGCGCTCAACCGCTCTCCGGCCACCTTCACCCAATCCGACGTGCGGCGTGCCATCGCCGGTGCCCGCCGCGCCGGCTTCGAGCCCGGCGCCGTCGAGATCACCCGTGACGGCACCATCCGCCTGTTGCCGATCGGCGCGCCCGGCACGCAGCCGCCGCCGGTGCCGCCCGGCGAGAAGAACCCGCGAGGCTTCCTCTGATGCCACCCGAGAAGGGCAAACGTCGGCCGCCGTACATCGTGAGGCAGACGACGCGGCACAACAAGGTCGTCTGGTACTTCCGCATCGGCGATGGCCCACGCATCCGCCTCCCCGATGAGTACGGCACTGATGAGTTCTGGCGTGCCTACAACGGCGCTCTTCAGGGCGAACGGATCACCAAGCCCCTGCGCCGCCCTGAGGTCTCAGCCGGAACGCTGCGCTGGCTCATCGAGCAGTACAAGAGGTCCGCGGCCTTCGCTGCCCTGGCGCAATCAACCAGAGAAAACCGCGACCGGATTTTCGCAAAGCTCGACGACACCGGCGGCGATCTTCGCATCGAGGAAATCGATCGGCAAATGCTCATGGCCGGTCGCGATCGGCGCGCCGCTACGCCGGCCGCTGCCAACCATTTCCTGAAGGCAATGTCCGTGCTGATGGAGTTCGCCCTGGAGGCCGGACTCGTTGACCACAATCCGGTCAGGGATGTGAAGAAGATCAACGCGAAGTCCGAGGGCTTCCACACTTGGACCGTCGCCGAGGTCGCCGCCTTCGAAGCACGCCACCCGGTCGGCACCATGGCCCGGCTCGCAATGGATCTGATGCTCTACACCGGCCTGCGCCGCTCCGACGTCGTGCGCGTCGGCAAGCGCAACATCTCGGGCGACGTTCTCTCGATCCAACCCATCAAGACGCGGCGCAGCTCCGGCGTCACTATCACGGTGCGCATCCTTCCCGCCCTGGCGGAGTCAATCGCCAGGACCGATTGCGGCGAGAAGACCTTGCTTGTGACGAAATACGGCCGCTCCTTCGCGGTCAAAGGTTTCGGCAACTGGTTCCGTGACCGCTGCGACGAAGCCGGCGTTCCCGGCGCCGCTCACGGCCTCCGAAAAGCCGCCGCCACTCGTTGTGCAGAGAACGGCGCCACCGCAAGCGAGCTGATGGCCATGTTTGGCTGGACGACGTTGCAGGAAGCAGAGAGGTACACGAGAGGGGCAGAGAGAAGGAAGCTCGGCCTAAATGGATCCGAGAAAATGCTTCCAGCAGGCAGCAACGGGTCAAATTCCTCAAAGCCCACTCTCCCGCAGGCATAAAGTTCTGATCCCGCGTCGCAGCTTGCACACCGTCGACATCGTGCAGACCCGCCCTGAGATAGCGCTTGCCTTGTCACGCATGTTCCCTATATGTTCCTCGGCGCGACCACGCTCGCCCGTCCCGTGTACTTTAGCGAATTGACAATTTTTATGGGCAATTATCCCATGCCTTTCGTTCGATAGAACACGTGGTTGGGGGGCAAAATGATCTTCGAGAACTTACGCATTCAACGCATTGCGATTCATGAGGTTTTTAAGCGAGAAGTGGACAGAGCTATACGTCCACCGGTGCTGGCGGATCGCCTCGAAACGCTTAGCCCAGAAGCGCTCGGAGCTTTCCGGTTACGGATGACGGACGCATTATCCGGACAAGCACAAAGCCTTGAGTTGCGGATTATAAAGCACGGACCAGGAACATTCTTGGAACTAGCAGAAAGTCTAGTAGGCAGCAGTGATGCCGCCTTTTTGACCGGAACTCAGGCGATCGCTACCCGCCTTGCGGAAGAGCAAAAGTCAATTCGCATACCCGGCGGGATGGTAGTCGTTTTCGACGGCACCGTTGGTGCTCCAGCCGTACCGTTTGTTGGTGTCATCAAAGCCGAAACTCAAGCCGGATTCCGCCGTTCGCGTGATGGCGAGCGTGCTATAGTTGAGTTTCTTCAGAATATTTTTCTCACTCCAGCTACAAGGTTGTATAAAATTGGCATAGTCATCTTCGACAACACTGCTGAGTTAACACCGAAAGGGCGAAGAACAGTTGTCTTCGATAGTAATATTTCCTCCAGTAACCGCGAAGCAGCTGCAGTTTATTTTTATGATGGGTTCCTTGGATGTGCTCTACCGAATGACGGCCCTTATGAGACAGCACGATTCTTTGACTTAACAAAGGAATATATAAAGAAATCAGCGCTGGATCCGGATAGAAAGCGAGATCTGATGGATAGCCTCTATGTGTTCGTAAAAGACGAGCAGGACGCGACATTTACGGCCGACCAATTCAACGGGCGGTTCATGCCTGCAGATATGCGGGATCCCTACACTGACTTTATGCGCAGGAAGAACTTTACCTCAAACGCAGTGGTCCGAGACACAAGCGAAATGGGCACTAGACTGAGGCGGCGAAAACTAAAGTTCGGCAGCGACATAGAACTATCAGCCTCGCCAGAAGCACTGGCCGACAGGATCACCGTTGAAGCAATTAACGGCATTTCCGTCGAAGGGCCACCCCCAACTTGGACCCGCATCACTATCAAAGCAACGCTCACGGGCGAACAATGACTGACCAAGAAACGGCACTTCTTGAGCGATGGCATAGCGAAGCGCCCATGTATAGCGCATGGGGCGCTCTCGTCGCAGAGACGCTTGTCGAGGTCATTACTCAAGCAGTTTCTCCAATACCGATCGGTTTATTTTTGAGAATACCTATTAATCCAAGATTAAAAGATTCAGGATCATTACTTGCTAAAGCATTTTGGAGAGGGAAAAACTACAAAAATCCATATGAAGACATTGAAGATAAAGTCGGCCTGAGAGTTATAGTCCTACTTCAAGAAGAAATAAGAATCGTTGAGAGGCTTATATGTGACAATAAACTATGGACAGCCCACAAAGCCAGGGACTTTGAGGAGGAAATAAAGATTAATCCCTTTGAGTTTGACTATCAATCCGTTCATTACATTGTGAGGTCAAATAAAGGTAATATCTACAACGAGCGCGAAATAATAGAAAACACACCATGCGAAATTCAAATTCGCACGATACTACAGCACGCTTATAGCGAACTTACGCATGACACAATATACAAGCCTAGCCTGCAAGCAGATCAAAGCGTTAAGCGAGCAGCTGCAAAAAGTATGGCGCTTATCGAAGCGACAGAAGACTATTTTACTCAGGTAAAAGATCGACTAGAAAAAGCACAAGCCTCAGGAAGAAAATTGACATCGTACCTGAACAAAAAATATAAGGAATTTACAAATCTAGACCCGCAAGTTACCCCACTAAACACGATTATTATCGATCAATACAAATTATTGGCGAAAGAATTGTTCGAAGACGAAATCTCAGAATTCCTGCGGAGAAAGGAATTCTTGGCTAATAATATCCGAGAGAGAGCCCCAAGCGATCTATTATATCGCCAGCCAGCTGTACTGTTAGTCTATTGGGCGATAGATGTTGCCCCAAATGCTGCTGCTGAGCGGGATCCACTCCTGGAGGCAGACCTTGCACCACTCTACGGTGATCTTGGCGCACGTTTACCTAGCGCCCGACTGTCGTAG